CGGCGTGTCCAGGCGGGCATTGTTGTCGACCGCATCATATTTTGATGCGTTATATTCGGCCCCGGTGATTGTGAAGGTGTTTTCTTCATCATCAAATCTCAGGTTCGTAACGCGGAAGTATTGCAGGCGTAACTGCCCGGCATCAATGACGAATACAGCATTGGGTAACGGCTCTGCCGTGAAAGGTGTGGCGACCACCAGCTGCGTGCCGTTTACGGCCTGGATCACCCTGCTTTCAACGGTACCGCCCCGTGTGCGGATCATCAGTGTGTCACCCGCAACGGCACTGGTACCACGATCGGTTGTCACAGCTTTCAACCCGGCGTTATATCCGGTTATACGCCCGCCATAAACACGTCCTGAAAGGCGTTCGTCGGCAAATGCAAACACGGTGCCCGGCACGTAGACATAGCCATCAAGCCCGGTCTGTAGCGTGATAATCCGGTCAAGTGAGTTGGAGTACACAGCCCACCCGCCACGGCGCTGAGCCTCACTCTCGCGGGTACAGCCGATCGCAGTGATTTGCGTCTGCTTAAACTTGAATTGTTTAACCAGGTCCGGAAACATAACCGCCGTGGTGCGGTCCTGATAATGGTTATCCGGGTCGCTGAAGTTGATCAGCGCGCTTGAAAAGCGGGTTTTCTCACTGCCGCTCGAGTAGACCGGTTTACCCACTACCGAGGCGCGCGTCAGTATCTGAAGCTTCGACGTGTCCGCCGGCATGTCTGAGACAACATTGAACATGTTGTTTCCCCAGAACGTCATGCCGTTAAAGCCTGCGGCGATATCCTTGATCACCTGCCAGGCGTCGGCCTGCGCCTGAATGTACACGTCAAACATGAAGCGCGGCTCTGTGCCGCTACCGCCTTTTCCATCTGGTACAAGCTGATCACAGCGCTGCGCTATGCGATAAAGCTCCCATTTATCGAGCATTTCTGGCGTCACGCGGCGGCCAAGTCCGAAACGCGGCTCAGTGAGCACATCGAACCAGATCCATGCTGGGTTATTCGTCCAGCCCCACTTAAACGTCCCGTCCCATGTGCCGCTATAGGTTCGGGCTATCGGATCGTAATTCGAAGGGATGCGGATAATGCGCCCCTTAGGTTTACAGGAAACCTTCGGGATATTGTTGAACGATTTGGCGTTGAACGACACATACAGCAGCGCCGTATGGGGATAGCGCAGGCGCGCATCAATCACCTCAGTGATTGCCTGTACCTGCGTTTTATTCTGTAACATCTGACTGGTGCTGTCGTCAGTGTCGCGTACCACGCGAATTTGCCAGCCAGTGCTGGCTTTGGGAAGATTAATACGGTGGGTTAGTTCATAGAGCGAACTGAGTTTCTCTGTGACAGTTCTTGTCATGACCGTAGAGAACGCACCACCATCTACAGCAAGATCGATATGGTACTTTACGGTAGTGCCGACAATATCCGCGTCGTTTTCCTGCTGCTGCAAACCCGGAATACCAATGCGAACTAGCACAGCGTCAATCTGGGTGTTGCTCAGCGCGCGCGTCCAGGGCGTGGCTTTTGTCAGCGATACGCCGACTGTAGTTTCGTTCTCCACTGCGGGGAAACCCGGAATCGGCGTCTGGGTCTGTGTTCCTGGCCGAAATTCCCAGGAAACGTTTTCAAAGTTCATCGTTCCGTCTGAGTTTCCCAGCGGCGTACCGTCCAGGAATATCCGGGTCGCATCCAGGCCACCAGCAAACTCACCTTCACCGAGCGCCAGCAACATGCGGCAGCGCGCCATGGACTGTGCTGAATCTGGCTGTTCAACGGGCGTGTGTTGCTTCTGACTGCCACCTTTTGCACCAGTGATGGTTTCCATATTGCGTCCATAAAAAAAGCACCCGATTGGGTGCTTATTGGTCAGAGAAGGAAATATTAAATGTCTTCGGCGACGATGCCGGTACTGATGATCCCGCCGCCAATCTCGCGCTCGCCGTACAGCAGCGGGACCGGATTACCCATCGCCAAAGAGTTAACCGCGCCGCCGAAGGCATAACTGGGCTTGTTGTCCGGGTCATCGCGACCCTGTAACCCTTTGGGCTGGGGCGAAAGCATCTGGTAAATACCGCCCGCCATCATTGACGCGCCCGACATGATAAGTCCGGCCCCAAATGTCAAACCTGCGCCCGTCCAGCCGGTTGCCACTCCAGTAATAACACCAGCAACAACCATCACGGCGCCGAGGATTGTCTGGAACATGCCGGCCTTCTTCGCCCCTTCCATAACTGGCGCTATGCGAATATCGCTATCGCCTGCCAGCTCCTGGAAGTCCTGCACGCCTATGTTGCGCTTACCGCGAAACACCGCGAAGGTCATGCCATTTTTTTTGGCATTCATCAGATAGTCTTCCAGCCCATCGAAGTTGATACACAGGGCTTTGACCGCTTCGGCAGATGTCTGCACTGCCAGTTTGTGCACGCGCCCGAACCTGGCGCCCAGTGCGCCATACAGACGAATAGTGGTTAAACGCGCCATGGCTTTATCTCCTGTGGCAGGTCTTTGTGACGAACGCAGATCATCGTGCGGTCTTTGAAATAGCCTCGGGCATACGGGGTAATACATGAAGGCTGGCCGTAAAGGTGATGGAGCAGTTCTCCCTCTTCAGTGATGATGCCCGCATGGTTCCACTTATCGGATTCAACCTGCATGATGACCATACAGCCTGGTGCCGGATCGCACTCAGCGAACCCTTCCCGCTCCCAGTTTTCGAAATAGAGATTGTCGGGGTACTGGCTTTCCCACCATGGGTAATCGACGCGAAAATCGTTCAGCGTGACGCCCTGGATGGCATGCCAGTCCATAATCAGCCCCCAGCAGTCATTCGAGCCCAGGATAAACGGACGCCCAATAAGTGGCACCGCCTCCGGCATTATCTCGGCGTATTCATCGCTGTCCGGAGCGTAAATACCCCATATCACGCCGGAGTTATTGCACTGTTGTCGGTCCAGATCGGACGGAATAGGCCGGGCACCGTCGCCAGGGTGGGAGTGGATGACGCGAATAATCGTCCCGATATCTTCGGCGTTAGCCCAGTGCTCGCCGTCGATGCGAAAATGTTCTGTCGGATTTTCGTGCGTATTCGGCACGGGAATGTAGCGCTGGCGACGGCCAGACTGAATAACGAAGCCACAGCACTCACGCGGGGATTCCTCCAGTGCATGCGCCCGGATAGCTGCCATTATGGTTTTGTTCATTGAGATGTCCGGTTATCGCGTGAAAAGTACTGTGGCCGGGAAACCGCCGAAATCGAGGATGGCCGCGTCAGGGTCTGCCAGGTCAGCGCCAAATCGTTTACGGCAGTCACTGAGGCAACCACCACACACATCAAGGGCAGGATCTGATACCTGATTCCCTTTAGCGTCGAAATACGCAGTGCCGTTATAGGTGCATCCATCGCCGCTCCGGTACTGCCCGCGTAGCGCCCATTCGCAGAGCGAGGTGATTTGTCTGGTTGGGATAACAAGCCCCTGCAAGTCTGCGGGGCTACTGAGTGACCATGAAACCACTTCGTCGTCTTCGGAGGTTTTGGTGTCAAGCCAGAAAGTCTGAAGGGTGAACATTGACGAGTCAGCTGCAGGGTTTACGCCACCATGGTAATTCACAGCATCGAGATAGACCGCATAGGTATCGATAATGCCCACTTTGGCGTTAACCATGTCCTTAAATTGCAGGCACAGCGCAGTGATATGGCCGTCAAGGTTTGAGACGCTGAGGGTGGGCTCCGCCGCCTGGTCTGTTGAAAGCTCCAGGCCTGAAACCTGAAACGGCCAAAAATCGTAGGTGTTGCCTCCGAAGACGATTGGCTTGGGTCCAAGCTTTTGTTCATCTCCATTGGCAACATCGATCTCTTCGGGTGTATGGGGGAAAGGTGCGTAGTGGAATCGGTGGATCCCGCCACTGAACTCTGAGGCGTCAACTTCAACCAGGCGGACCCTGCCACCCGGCGCCAGCATTGCCGCCTGATCGACTAATGCCATTATGCATACACCCCATAAGCCCGTTTGATAGTGAATGTCAGCTCAGCGAATTTGCTGCTGATCTGATTTTTCCGCACAGAATCTGCGACTACACGGTAAAGCCCCTTCTCTTCTCCCGGCGGCGTGATGATGAAGGCCTTCACGGTATGAGCCAGGAGGAAATCACGGACTGCATCAACCTCAGCCTCTGCTCCTGTATGCTTCATCGGCACCTGAATGGCTGTGGAGTTGATGCCATTCTCAGCCACCTGCTCATAGCCATCGCCGAACTGCGCCGCGCGCACCGTCTGGCTATATTCAATCGCGCCAGCACCGAGCTGAGAGCGCCAGCTATATGTTTCAACTGCCATATTTACTCCATAAAAAAAGCCCCGCATGTGCGAGGCTTAATATTGGTTGAAAGCATGGGAGGGAAAGATATCAAACCATTTTGGTTTAACTTCCATTCATTTCTACAAGCCGGTAATCAGTCTTCCCATCCTTGTCTTCAATACATTCAGCCCTGAATTTCTGCTCAAGACCAAATTTATTTTTGGCGCTAAACTCCTGCGTGGCGTAAAACTTACCGTCGTCACCGAGCCATCTGTTCGAGCCAAACACCGACATATCCAGGGTGCTTTTGTTAATGACTGACATCCTTACGTAAGCTTCACAGGCATCGCGAAGCTCATCCAGTTTTTTATCCGTAAGTTCCTTGGCTTCTTTTTGCTTCTTTTCTTGTTCTGAAGGTTTGTTAACCAGCGCTGCAACAATAATCACTACAATCAGAAGCAGTAATAGTCCAATGGTTCTTAAGATCTTCTTAAAGATTTTTTTTAACACAATCATCCCCTGATTTTTATGGTTTTCATCATATTAACCAGGGGACGACGCAAACACTACCTGCCTTTACTGAAGTTGTAGATCATGCCTCCAGGCTTAAGGTGCTTCTGGATAACCTGCAACGCAGCGTTCTGCATTTCATCAGCAAGGGTACGGCCCATAGCATCACCTGAGCTGGAAGACTGAGCAGTTGCAGAACCACCAGCATCAACGTTAACGGTGGTATTAATAACCGGAGCCATACCGCCACCGCCCTGGGCACGCACTCCCAACCGCCCTGCTGAATCTTTAGCTAACGGCATAATAGCTTCCGGCCCAGCTTCTCCAAAGACGCCACCTTTGGCAAACTTCGACGCCCCCTGGAACGTGAAGTATTGAGGAGAATCGTAGACGCCATTCACATACTTACTTAACCCGGATGAATCATACACGCCGCCTTTGGCATTGAACGTTACGCCAGCAGCAGCGTTAGCATATGATCCCCCTGGTGTGCCCCAGCCTTTACTGCCACCGCTTATCCAGCCCATCGCGGCCTGTACTGTATAGGCCACTATAAGTTGGTTGGTTATCTCGAGGATCATCTTGAGCATAGATTTGCCGAACTCTTTAACTGACGCGGTGCCAGTTGTCATAAGCTCAGTAAGCATGTTGCTCAGGCCGGTCAGCGTGGAACTGGCAACGTTCTTCACTGCGTCGTAGGTGTTGGTAGCGGCATCCAGATATTCATTCCAGCCAGCAACAGCCCCTGCTTTCCAGTCGCCCCGTAATTTATCCTCTTCGGCATAATATTTCCTGAGAGCCGCCAGTTCTTTTTTATAACCGGCATCGTCAAGCTTACCGCCACCGTTGAGCCAGCCCTGGCGAAGCTGCGCCTCTTCCATCATGCGCTGCGTTTGCCGACTGCTGAGGCCTGCACTATCACGCAATGCATCGGTTTTTTCCGTCATCTGCGTGACGTATTTATTCGCTTGCTGCGCCAGGCCGTTAATCTTCTGCTGCGCCTCTACTTCCTTGTTCTTTTGATCAACCACCTTGGCGGCGTTCAGAATCGCCTCACGGCTCGACAGTAAAGATTTTTCCTGAGCAGTCAGCGCGCGGGTTTTGGCTGCCTCATCCAATTCAGCAAATCGAGATTGCTGTTTACTGAACTCGGTGTTTTTAGCGTGGGTTTCGCCTGTTTGCCGGAGGGTCTCGAGCGTTTCAGTTAACGTTCTGGCCTGGGCGCGGTAGTTCTCCAGGGTGCGATCGCCAGCTTCCAGAGTGGCTTTCGCCTCTTTGGTCTTTTTGGCTGAGTCTTGTGCAAGCTTAGAGACTGCGTCTCTCGATTCTCGACTTGTTCCGCCATCGCCTTTTACGTTGGCCCCTCGCGCTTCAGCCTCATAGTTTGCCTGTGCGTTAGGCGCAGTGACGCGCTTCCAAAGTTCGTTATAGCGTTTTTTATTCGCCTCAATTTCTTTGTCCGCTTCATCCCCGGCCTTTTTCATGGCCTCTACATCCATGCCAAGAAAATTAGCCAGCGCCCCGCCACCAGGGATTTTTTCAGCCCAGCCAGCAATAGTGCCGGTGAATTTGGCGTCCAGTGAAGTAATGTTGAGGAAGAGGTCTTTAATCGAAGCTTTAACAAGTTCGAAGATATCGATGATCTGGTTTCCCCAGGCGCGCACGGTAACCCCGATTTGACCGAAAATGTCGGAGGAGAAAGCTTTAAGCCCGTTCCACGCCTGCCCGATATTATCGGTAGCCTCTACAATTTTATTACTGCGATCCTCCATGGTGTCGGCAAAAAGCGTTATAGCTTCGTTTGCCGCTGCTGTTTTCCCCTTCGTTTTCTCCAGGGTAATGAGGTGCTTCATCATGGCTTCATCAACAAAGCCATATTGCTGGTTCAAGCTCGCCAGGGCTTTAATAGGATCGTTTGCCAGTCGTGAAAAATCCGCCAGCGCAGCCTTCGTATCCAGCCCTGCATCACCCATAGCCAGAATGGATTTGGCAATTTTGGTCATCTGGTCGGCGGTATACTTCCCGGTGTCGTTTAGTTGGACCAGGGTATCAACAGACTCAGCCAAAGAAGCACCAGCGTTATCAGCAACATCTTTTGCCGCGTCGTTCAGTTGCTGCATGGAGGAAAAGCCAGCCCCGCCCATCAAAATGAGCGATCTGGCAACATTGTCGAACTGCTGGGATGAACTGTAGGCAGCCCCAGCCAGAAGAGCCAGCAAACCCACCGAGCCAGCAATCGCAAGGTTAAAGGTATTTAACAGGCCACCCGCCCGCCCCAGCTTCTCCGCTGCCTCACTGGTGTTGTTAAGTCCTTCAGCAGCGTCACTAATGCCTGCTGCCGACTCGGATGTTTCTCTGCTCTCTTCGTTAAACCCAAACAATGCGTCCCGCAAAGCCTGGAGCATTGGGCCTAATCCACCAAAAGAATCCTTAATTTGCCCGCCTTGCTGGAGCAAGATCAGGAAAGGGGATTGGCCTCCAGCCAGCTGTGTCGCGATATCGGTGAACTGCGCCGGCAGAGTGCGCAGCGCGGCGCTGTACTGGCCAACGGAAATTCCAGCACGACGGGCAGCAGTTTCCTGCCGGGATAGCGCCTCTGGCAGTATGTCAGCGACACCAGAGAGGCGCTCACGCGTCTGGTTAAGGATTGTGTTGAAGTGCTCGAACTGCGCGCCGTTAATGCGGCCTGCTTCAAAATGGGCCACCAGCTGTGCGTGCTGTTCATCCAGTGAGTTGAACGCACGGATTGTCGGGTCGATGGAACCCAGGAGATTCTTTAACGCTGCGGACTGCTTCTCTGCCGCCTGGGTAGCGGCTAATTCGGCCTGAGCACGCGCCGCGGCTTCTCCGGTGTCGGTCAGCTTGAGGCGGGTGTCATCCAGGATTTTGTTGTAAGCCTGGAAGGTATCGGTATCCAGGAAACCTTTGGCCTGGAATTTCCGCAGCGATTCTTGCTGCTCATCCAGCCGGTTTAAGGCTTTGGTAACCGGGTCGATATTCTCCAGCAGCCCTTTGAGCGCGTTCTGCTGCTCCTTGAGACCTTCACTGCCTTGCTTCGCAGATTCAGCGCCAGCGCGAAACACGCTATTCAGATCATCTGCTTTATCTACAGCACCGGCCGCCGCCTGGCCGAGTTTATCCAGTTCGTTGCTGGCTGTTTTCAGGTCAGAAACATCGGCCCGCAAAGTAATCGAGGCGATCTGGTCTGTCATTATTTCGTCTCCTTATGCATTACCTTGAGAGCCTCGCTTTCCATAATCTGAAGGTCAGCCATGCAGGCCGCCGCATCCTCAACCCCGTGTAACTCGAACATCCAGGGGAGAACGTTGTAATCAAGACCGGTCGCACCGCTCGCGCCTACGCGCCATTGGGTCGCCAGGGCGGAGAAGACAGTAAAGGCCTCCCATATGGATGGCAGGATCCCCACCTCTTCCTCCACGTCCTCAGGCGTCAAACCAAAAGCGCTCAGCTCCGCGAGAGTCGGCCCCGGCGTATACAACGCTGCGGCGACCTGCCTCAGTTTTTTTCGCGGATACCCATCAGCTCTTTGGTGTAGGCCAGACCGATGCTGTCGAACGCGCGCGGGTAGTTCTGAAGAAGGACAATAACGTTGTCGCGGGTGAACTCGTCAGGTAGTGCCCACCCCTCGACAATTTCCATGAGGTAGTCGGCCTGCGGCTCGATAGCACCCTTTTTACCTTCAGCGGACTTTTGCAGCTTTTCGTCCATAGAGCGCAGCTCTTCCAGTGTCTTATGGCGGAAAGTGAAAGTCAGTTTGCCGTCTTCGGCGCCAGCGCGCGGAATGCTCGCGGTCACAGAAAATGTAGGAGTGGGGATGAGTGAGAACTTAGTCATTTCGGTTCCTTAGAAAAGAAAAACCCGCCGTAGCGGGTTGAATATTCGAGTGCGTGATGGGGGGTTATCGTTTGTACAGCAGACCGCCTGGCTTGAGCGCATTGAGGAGAGCATCGTTCACCGCTTCGTGCATCGCCTGTTGCAGGCCAACTACTGAAGCTGTCTGCGCATCAATCTTTGCCTGGAGGGCTGCGAACAAATCGCTTTCACGCACGGCATCAATGATGGCCTGTTTCATTTCATCGCCAAGCCTAATCTTCGTCTTCGCGCTTGTTGCGACGGCGTTCTCGATGATGGATGAAGCGGCTTCATGTACCTTAAAGCGATCGGCCAGAAACTCAACCTTGCTATGCTCACCTTCAACACCGAGGGTCATGCCAGCTTCGTGCGGCTTGCCTTTGCCGGCGACGTTTAATTTAACGCTGTAGTTTTGAGACACTACGCCATCGCCAATCAGCGCTTCGTGGATGTAAGCCTTGCCGGTTTTATCGACAAACCAGCCACCTTTAAGGCCATGAAGTGCGCAGCTGTTACGGATCTCTTCGTCCAGCGCCTCTACAATTTCTCCGACATCGACAGAAGAAACCCCTTCGATCCAGTCACCGGCTCGCCAATCTCGTGCTGAGCCATCTTCTGCAATTGGACGCAGGCGCACCTGCAATCTCTCACCAGCTTTGAGGCCGGAAATAAGGCATACGGTAGCTGGCCAGAAGATGCGTTTTTTCATAAGTCGGCCATCTTCATGAAGGCATTGCAGTTCTAGCACCGCGCAGCCACCCGGCCATTTCCATTCGACGTCCACACCAAAAGGTTTGGGAGTGGTTTTTACGTAAGGGACGATTGAAGGTTCTGACATTTTAATTTTCCTTTTAGACGTGAGCCTGTCGCACGGCAAATCCGCCGAAAGTTAACGGTTTGCCCAGGCTCACAGCTGAAAGACTTTCTTCGATGTGCGCGTGCGATGCGCAGATGTGTTTTTACCTGGAGCCTTCGTATGCGGTGTTCGTCAGCTCATCTGACAGTTCGCTGATGGAGTAAGCGATAGCCATCTTCTGTTCCCTGCTGAACGACGGCCAAAGATGACGCAAAGATTTAGTGAGGTGATGTTGCCAGTGTCCATCACCGCTTAGATCTTCCCATCCATCAGGCAGGAGACATAGCCCGTGACCGTAAAGCCCCTCTTCCGGGGTAAGGGGTGGCCGAGCGGTTATTGTATTTACTGGGCCATCACCCCAATTGCCGATAACTATTTTCCCGCCACCAGCCATATTGACTGTCATCCCAACCTCACTAATCTCAATTGTTCCGCTCATGGGTTACTCCAAAAAAAAGCCCGGCTTACCGGGCCTGATTGGTTAGCTGACCGTGACAGTACACGCAGCAGAGGTGATGGTTTTGCCCGCGGCGTCGGTGACTTCACAGGTGTAAACGCCAGCATCCCCGGACGCGACGGACGAAATGTTGAGCGTCGAAGCGGTTTTGCCCGGAATAGCGGTGCTGCCTTTCTTCCAAACGTAGGTGTAAGGTGCTGAGCCGCCCTTCATTACCACCGCCAGATCCAGCGCTGTGCCTGTGGCAACCGATTTGGTGGCCGGCAGGTCGGTCAGGAACGCCAGCGGCGTAACGGATGAATCGGCGATCGGGTAAATCTGCATGTCCGATTCGAAGTTCATGCGCGCCTCGTTACTTTCCACGGCGTTGATTTCCGTGCGCGGTACGCGCTGGAACGATACTTTGGCTGAGTAGAAACGATCAGCTTTGCCGCGTGGGTTATGGAACCAGACCGCGGTGGTGTCGCTGGAGTCATCCAGGTCAATGAGGCGTTTGTAGATCGCCAGTTGAGGGTCATGCGCAAAGGTGTAAACCTGAACCACCGCGTTTTTAAACGTTGGGATGGTTCGCGCTTTATCATCTTCCAGGAACTGCACGCTGATGGTCTGCTGGTCACCACCTTCAGTTGACAGTGTCATCACCTGAGGCATGGTGATCCATGAGTCGATTTTACGCAGCGTGCCCGCGCCAGTGCCTGCCGGGAATTTGGTGGTGTCGGTAGTATCGAATGCTTCCAGCACGATTTTATTACTGGTCACCGATTTGACGCGCAGCACCATGTTATCGAGCTTTAACCAGCCGGAACTCACCTGAACTACGTCACCGGCCAGAATGCCGGAGGCCGATGCAACGGTCAGTTCGCATTCCGTCGCGTTAGAGGCTGCGGTAAAGGTGATTGGGGCTTGATAGGCCTTGGCCACGTTCACACGCGAGCCGTTAGGGATTGCGAATGTCATAGCACTCTCCTGAATTTAGGTAATAAAAAACCCGCCGGGCGGCGGGTCAGTAATCAGCGCGGTACTGCATGCTGACGGGGGTGGTGTAGGTGATGGAGCCGCTACTGCCGTTTGGTGCAGATGTCGGGCGATCCTGTATCGGCGTGCGCACCTGCGGCGGGCCGTTGATGTAGACGGTCAAATCGCCGTCCACCAGCGGCAGCCCTTCATGGAAGGCATCGGCAACAGACTTTGCCAGCCCCCTTGCCAGCGTCACCCCGCCGCCTGCCGGCGCGATGATGTTGATCTGGAGAATGCCCTGATATGTACGCAACTGACCTTCCAGATCCTGCCCCACAGTTTGCGCAGGCAGAACGTAAACACGCCCGTAAGGCGCATCATCTGGTGGAGTAAACGCGATGTTTGGCCAGGCCACCGGCAGCCCGAGCGAGGAGCAGATAACCGCGACGCGACCTTCCAGCAGGTCAGCGATACGCATTGACTGGTCAGCGACCATTGCGCACCTCGCTCATTGCCTCACGGAATAACTGCGCGGCGTCGATAGCTGTAATACCCACCATCCCGCCCGGCGCCTGGGTGGAATGACCGTTTTCCAGCTCCTGGGCATACGACAGCTTGTTGGTGAAGTAAATCGAGCTGACCTGTCCCACTCTGAACACCTCAAGCACCGCCATCCCGCGGGAGTTAGATCCCTGGCCGGAAGCGTCTGGGGTATCGTTCGACTCTGTTGGCTGGCTATCAAGCCCCACATACCAGTTGTTCTTGAAGCGCCCCCCGACATAGCCATCTGGCTTTTTGATGTCCATCGAGTCGTTAACTCTCAGGCCACGCTTAAGCCGTCCTGATTTGGTCAGGTTGTCGGGATTATCACGCAGGGTCGCGTTATGCTCCCGCACCGCAGTGTTGTATGCCGTAGCAGTCTGGTTGACCTGCCAGATATCAGGCTGGCCTACCGGGGACATCTCCACCAGCTGAGCGAGGATTTTTATACCCGTCCGGCGCACCACCTCGTCCATCTCCTGCTTCGAGCTATCCACGAACAATTCAATGGCAGCCAGGAACGGCTGATTTGCAGAACTGGTCATAATCAGGTCCTCAGCTGGATGTTGTAGGAGATCAGCACATCTGCGGGCTTAACCGGATTCGGCTGAACCACGCGCCACTTTTTGCCGTCGATATCAATGAGGTCGCCAATGCGCACTTCCGTTTCAAACGTGGCCGCCAGTTTCTTATCGCCCGTAGCAATTAGTGAACCGTCGATTTCACGCGCGGAGTATTCGGTGATAACGCCGGTAACGGTCGCTGTAATAGGCTCGGTGATAACCTCTTTCCCGTACTGATCGCGGGTGATGGTTCCGCCGCGAGTCAGTTGGTAGGCTTTGCCGTTCTCCGTCAGCATCCGCGTTGCCGTGGCGCGCATCCGGCGATAGTCGATTGCCATGCTACCCCCTTTCGATCCGGACCTGGTTGCCGCCCACCACAAGCCCGCGCAGCGAGGAATAGAACCAGGGGAATGAAGGAGTGGCCTTATTCGTTCCCGGCTCGTACTGCACAGAGACGGCCCCCTGTACGCTCTCAGCTATGACCGCGCCGCCACCGGAGACCGACGGCGTGAGATCAATCTCCTGCGACTCGATAGCCAGGCGGCATTGGGCATCAATCAGGCGCTGTGGAATAGCATCATCCGGCAGGTCCACGCCATCGAAGCGTACGCCGGAGCGCGGCCAGGATAGAGGCTGAGATGCGCTGGAGCGCTGACCACGCCAGGACCTTCCTTCCAGAAAGTCCATCGACTGCATCAGCATCTGGCTACACTCGCCATCTTCGGCAGGAATGGTGTATCCACGCGCGGCGGCAAAGACCCGCAGGTCGGACACGCTGGCGTAGCTGTTAAAGTCCGGCGAATGGGGATCGGCAACCAGCATGGTTATTCCTCCAAACGCCAGTCCAGCGCCCGCCAGTTATTCACTTCGTCAGGATGAACATCTGCGCGCAGCGGGCCGCCTGGGAATTCTGGGGTGTCGCGAACCATGACCACCAGCTCAATACCCTGCTGTTCCTGCTGCTGTTCCTGCTGCTGTTCCTGCTGCTGTTCCTGCTGCTGTTCCTGCTGGGCAGGGTTATTATCAGCGGTCTGCTGAGCTGCAAGCTTTTCCGCTTCACGCTGCGCGCGCTGCTCTTTTGTTAATCCGGCCATCGGGCCTCCTGAATAACAAAGGGGCCGAAGCCCCCTGGGTTAACCCATGATGATGGTGGAATGTTCAGGCTGAACGGAGGCCACACCCCACGCCACACCAACCTCGTAACGCACCTGACGGTATTGGCGGTACAGCGCGATCTGGAAGGTAATACCAGAGACCGGATCGGTTACGTTCATCACGTCATCAGCGGTATCGCCGCCTTTTGGCATGGCCGGGGTACGGCAAGCCAGCAGGAATGCGTTACGGTCAAAGGCAACGTTTGGCACGAACTCGCTCAGCACAGTGACAGTTGCCTGATCTGCCAGATCCTGACGCAGGCCAGGTGCGCCGATGGTGATAGTCGAAGAGGTTGCCGCTACAACCATGTACTGGTTGTCATCACCATCGAACTTGACTGCGGTCCCGGCAGCAATACCGCCAGTGCCAGCAGAGATAGCAATAATGATGTCGCCCTCTTTCTTCTCGCCATTGACCTTATAGCCCGCCGCCGTGCTTTTCGCGGTGCGCTTGATGTTGGCGGATTCGTGCAGGTTAAAGCCCATCACACGACCAATGATGCCTTCACGCAGCAGCTGATCGGTACCGGCTTCGTTCGCTTTGAACAGTACGGACTGTTTACCACGGATTGACGCCATCGCTTCGCCGCCCAGTACCATGCGCAGGTCAGTGGTTGGTGCGCCGTTATCAGTCAGCACCTGACGAGCGTTCGCCGCATCAGACAGGTCGTCTTTGACACTGAACGGTGTATCTTTTGGAGCACCAACAGCGCGGGAAGACTTATAAGCCAGCGATGCCAGGTCAGCATCCATTTCGTTGCTCAGTGCGCGGAACGCCTGAGAAAACTGGTCAGCCAGGACAACGTCATAAGTGCCTGATGGTCCGATGGCAAGCTGCTCTTCACCATTCCATTTGACCGGGGCCATTTTGGATTTGGTGATTTTCACGTCCACGGTACCAATGTTCTGATCACCGTCGTTTGGCGCGGTTGCCGCCGGAGTGATATCAACGGTGGTGGTTTTTGGTGCTACCGGTGCGGTCACGGTTTGGTCTTTGGCCGCGGCATCGGCTTTAGCGTTACGGGCCACCGCCGGGATAAAGCCCACCTGCTCACGGGATACGCGGTTCAGTGCCGTGTAGATGGTCGGGATCAGGCCAGTCAAAGTGTTGGACATTTATTTTTCCTTTCGATTAATCAACGATGCTCGTGCCGCCGCCAATCGCAGCCTGTTGTTCAGCTGGTGGCAGGGCGTCAAAAGCAGCGCGTTTCATGGTTTTCTGCCCAGCCTGATGCTGCGACTGGTGAGAACCACCGCCGCTGTTGCCGGACGCTTTGAGGATGTAGTCTTTCTGCGGGTGCGACTCGACCAGAGATTCCAGCGCTTCATCGAAGCTGGCCAGCTCGCCGGGCTTGGTGCGGGAGAACACCTTATTGCCCTGACCGTCGAAGGCCACGACCTTGCCGTCTTCGATTTTGAAGTTCTGCCCGAAGTACGAACGCACGAACTCAGCCGGGATCGCCATCTTCTCTGAAATGAATTTGGAGCCACCGAAGCGGCCGCCGATCATCTCGTCGTAGAGCTGGCTTTCGAGCTGTTTGGTCTTGCCGTTCGCTTCATCCAGCTGCTGCTGGAATACCTTGGTAATCTCAGCCTTAACCTGGTCAACAGCGCCAGCGTCGATCAGTTTTTTCTGGTCGATTTTGGTCATCATCTCCAGGGCTTCGAGCGCCTTGGTCGGATCGGTGATGCCAGAGAATTTCGCGAGACTGGCTTCCGCCGCCTCCTTCGCTTCACGGTGAGTTTTAGCTTCACCGTTCAGGGAGGTGATTTTGGTCATCGCTGCGGCTGCGTCGAACGGGATTTCTTTGCCATCATCATGGATGTACACAGGCATACCGTTTTCAACGACCACATTTCCGTTAGCATCAAGTTTCAGTTTCATTGTTTTTGCTCCAGCCTTCCGGCCATTGGTAATAGGTCATCCGACCCGGTCACCGCGTCGCATCCGCTTAGCGGCAGGCATAAAAAAAGCCGCCCGAAGGCAGCCTTGAGTTGAATGTTGTAATGCTCAGAGCTTATTGATTATTTGCTCTGCGATTTTTGCGTCTTCTTCTGACGGCTCACCAGATAAGGCATAGGCAATCATCGCAATCATGATGAATTTGCGCTCAGCCTCGGTCAGGGTGACAGTTTTGTCTTTCTCAGTTTGCATGGTTAACCCTCAAACGCCGATGCATCCACGCGGCGCAGCTCGTCCAGGGTCAAAAACTCCCCGGCATCATTGAACATCTCAGGCACGGTGATTTTGCCGTCACGCAGCATCCGCGCGCGAGTAACGCCCAGCACCTGCTCCTGCCGTGCGTACGGTTGTCTTACGAGCCATTCGGCATAGCTGGTATGCGAAGGCACCTGTCCATCCATCGAAGCGCGTGTGGCGCTGCTCAGTTCGCCAGAGGCTATCTGCAATTCCTCCCACGATTTAGTGATCAGAATTTCGCATGAGCGACAGCAGAAATGAATTTTGCCGGGCCCGCGCAGATATGGGATTGCATGGCCCAGCGGCTTGCCATCGAGCGAGTAGAGTTTGCGGTCGCGGATGATGCACCACTGGCTGGTGTGGGTGTCCAGAGTCGAAGACCACTGTTTAGCCTTCACGATATCGCTGTTGGCTTGGGCGAACTCCTGGCGCGCTGTAGCGGCCACATGGTTCACCGCCGTGCGGGTTACTACCGCAAGGTCTCGACGTGAGGCATTGATAACCCCGTCCTGGCGTTTAAGTTGCGGCGTGCCGGCGACCCGCTTCACAATTTGCTCGACGGTTTCACCCTGAAGAAATCCGGTGCGCACGGCACTGGTAATTTTTTCCTGCCGATCCGATTCGAGTTTCTTGCCCCACTCTTTCAGCAACCTCCCCTGGAACGGCTGCGCCACCGCAGCAGCATAGACCTGTTCCGGGACAATGCTTTGCAGCGGGACATGCTTAAGCACCTGTCCTGGAATGAGGCTGCTGAACAGGTCAAACTGATACCCGGTCTCATAATCAGCGTAACGCGTCAGTTCGCGCATCAGAGCAGCATTGACCGGTTCGTAGGCCTGCTGGTTTAGATCCCGCACACCAGCCAGTAGCGATGCAAGGCGACGCGCGCTGTAGTTGTCAGCGCGCTTACCCTCCAGCAGTACAAGCAGTCGGGCAGCCAGTTCAGCATCCATCCTGTTAAGCAGCGTCACCATTCGTCGGGCAACGCCCGTACCGTAGCGCGTCACGTAAAGTCCGTGAGCTATGGTCTCGTCCTGCAACCTGTCGTTTACCGAACGAGCCATATCACACCTCGCCAGGTGGCGGTTCAGTTAAAGATGCTGACTCAGCAAGCAACTCGCTCAGAACCACATCGGGATCAGCGTCGGCATCAATCAGGTTGAGTTTTTGCAGGGCTCTGATTGCATCGATACGACGAAGGTCACCGCCCTGGCGCAGCGACTGAATGGCCATCGCCGCTGGTGGATTAAACTCTTTCGACTCGACATCAAGCTCGGTGCGCACATCAACGTTGCCGCCTTCCGCTTCACCGATGTACTCAGCCATGATTTGCAGGATATTGTCGATCGCATCTTCCAGGCTTGTCGCCATGGTGTAGAGCGGTGACTGCTCCTGCATTTTCTCTTCAGAGGTCTGGTCTACCGATTTAGTTGAGGTGTTTTCGGTGCGCAGCAGCTTCGCACCCGCCTGTCGCATCTGCTCCACCAGCTCTGACAGCGACTCTTTGCCGGCACCGATGGAGGAACCTGTGTGCTCGACGTATTCCAGGCCCTGCCTTTGCCGATCGGAGAATGAAGTGGCAGAGGATGAGCCAATCACAAGTTCTTGCCCCTCCTCCAGCCCGAACACCGTGAGCAACGGCACTCTGGCGACGTGCAGGATGTTGTCCTGCTCGCTCTGGCTCTGCCAGTGCTTGATATTCAGCAGGGCCATGTTGAGCAGTGGCGGTGATCCGCACATAAACCCGGTGCGCTTGGTGTAGAGCGTGACCAGAGTGATATCCTGGCGGGATGTCTGCCACTCCTCGAATAGCGCCCAGTTCGCGGCACCGTCAGCATCTTTGGCCTTGCGGTAAATTTCCACCTTTCCAGGTGTCAGGTACCGTATTTGCTCGACCTTGGTCTGCCCGAAGTCGTCGCCGTCTTCGACCACAACCTCTTTGATACGCAGCGCAGTCAGCACCACTTTGCCGTCCACCATTTTCGACTTCCAGCCAATTACCTGGCGTGGATTAAGCATGGTGACATAGGGGCGCGCGCCGGTAGCTTTCTCTTCAGCTTTGGTTTTCACCTTTTCGGTGTCCACCCTGGGATAATCCACCAGCGCGTGGGAGAGTCCATACTGCATCGCCAGACCGAAGAATGCCTGCGCCCATACGTCCAGGCGCGTCCCCTCAAGGTCGAAGTTTTTCGCATACTCTCGAAGCTGATCCGGCACATTCTCGGCAAGCTTAATGGGCTCGGCGAATACACGCCCGATGTTTTGCTTAATGGTCTCTTCGTAGGCTGGCAGAAGCGTGGCCACGGCGAGGCGTTTTTTGTAGTCCTCTTTGTCTTCTTTTGGCCAGCGCGGGAGATAAGACTCTCCAAGCTGTCGCATATAGAGCGTGCCGCCCATCAGGGCATCGTTGATATCCCACGCCTCGACCATGTTCCCATAGTCCAGATTGGGTGTTGAGATGTCAGGCATGGAATTACATCCGTAGTTGAGTGACTTTTCCGGTCGGCTTGATGATCGGGAATTGCTTCACGATGAAATAGCCACCAGCATCGTTGGGGTGATCGTTGTCGGCTGATTTATCCGGTTCGCCGTTTGCCGCCCATACCTGCTGCTCAAGGCTGTCGGTATAGACCGGGCAGCGAGCAACATTCACTTTGTAGCGGCGCTCGCCGTTGCCATTGCAGAACATGGCGTTCATGGAGTTGATGCGATCCTTCACTGGCGGGTTGGCTGCGTTTACCACCACGCTGAATCCGGCCTGTTTGAGCTGCGCAATATCCGTAGCGCTGGCGTTATTCGATTTGCGCGAATCACCAGAGGCATCTGGAAAGATATAAATCTGCCTGGACGACACGTAGCGTCCGCCCTCGTAGCGCCAGAACTCTTCCTGGATACGCTTTATCATGGCCGGCGTGTCATAAACTTTTATCAATTCGCGAACGGCGCGCGGCTCGCCATTCCGAAGGACGTGGACGATGGCTGCCATTTTGCCAACGTTAAAGTCCATGCCGATATACAGCGGCTCGCCTGCCTGTTCTTCATCGGTGCAGTTATTCAGGCGTCGATCGAACTGGTGATAGATAGTGCCGCTGGTCAGGTTGGTGAAGCGCCCCCTCAGATACGCCTTAATCAACTCCGGAGGATAGGAGTTCATCAGCGAAGGGATGTAATCCGCGGGCAGGTTCTTCGCGTTGTCGAACGTACTGGCCTGAATCAGCCCGTACAAAGCAGAAAGCTCAGGTTTTTCACGCACAGCCTTAACGAACTGCTGGTAGACGAATTTGAACCCTTCTGGCGTGGTCGTGACGTCAATACCGTTACGCAGCCCATCAACCTTATAACGCATACGGGCAATGATTTTTCGCCACGCCTGCTGCGCTTTGGCAGCCGCCATAACGTCCAGCTCATCCACCATCGCGTTACCGATTTTAAAGCCGACTATCGAGCCGGGCTTCTCCATCGAGCGGCAGATAGTTGTCCCGCGGTACCGTCGCCCCTCGTAGAAGTGAACCTCTTTGTTCCCCTCGTTGATTTTGACGGTCAGCCCCCAGTCAAAGGCCACCTCTTCAATCGTCGGGTAGAAGATGTCACGAATTTGCGGGTACGTTGGCGCGAAATAGCCCTGGTTAATCTTCGGGTGTTCCCACATTCCTTTGCAAATGCCGCCACAACCCACCCACGTCTTACCGGAACCGAACCCAGCAACGTAGGCTTTGAATTTGTGCTGCATTGCCAGGAACCGCGCCTGAGGGATATTAAGTGTCGGGCTGATCCCCATCTTCCGCCCTCGCGTCCACTACGTTGATATTGATTGCAACTGGCGTTGGTTCGTCATCATCACCATCACCGGCCAGCTCTTTGCGGAGTTTCTCAACCTCCAGCTGCCGGCGGTCGATTTCGATCTGCTGGAGGCGCTGCGCGAATTCGCTATCTGCCAGGCCAAGCCGCTTCATAACGGCTTCATACATGCGCTCGCGGCTGATAGCGGTTATCTCGACGCCATTCTTCCCCAGCTTCACACCGGAATAAGCCAGAGCAGCAACAGGGGAGAGTTTCCGGGTGTCGGCGAAATACGGCTGGCCAATACCATCGCCGTTGCAGCGCGGACAGCCAGGGTTAGGCTCTCGGGTGTGATCGTAGCCATAGCCGCCCCTATCATTTGGCTCTTTACCTTTTTTCGCTACAGCCTCAGCGAGCTTCTCTTCAAACTCCACGGCATCACGCCACTGATACTGGTGGCCAAAGCCCCAGCAATAGCGACAAGCTCCGCGACGATACTGTGAAAGCTGGTTTGCATCGAAAGTGGCAAGTTGCCACATCTGGGAGAGAACCTCATCAGCACTGCCAAGCGTGCGCGCAATGGAGGCTTTCTGCTGCTGCGCAATGGCCTGTGCAACTGAAGTTTTCTGAAGAAGTTGATAACCGATTTGTTCAGCGGATTTTTTGCTATAACCCGCCCTGATAGCTGCTTGTGTGGCGTTACCATCCTTTAGGTATTCTGCGACAAAACGCCTTTGCTGTGCCGTTAATCCATCATCATCCACCAGCTCTTCTGCGCTTTGTTCTTTCTGCGCAGTGCGCACTTTTTTCTGCGCAGATTTTTGCGCAGTTTGCGCAGAAGGTTTTTTGATATATCGGCGTGCGGTTGCATAATTCAGTCCCTGCGCTTCACACCAATCCTTCGGTGATACGCCGGTTACGGCATGGTCGGACAGGAACCGTTGCTGAAGCACGCCCCAGTCCGGTTTTGCCATATTGTTTATTCCTGTTTGATGTATGGCAGGAAGTGGCTGAACATGCGATCCAGCATGTAGCAGTACGTTTCGTTGGCGTCTTCCGGCTTGGTTGTCACGCCGACATCAGAGCAAACGTAAAAGCATACGTGAGCGCATTCATGAACGAGCGTGGATATCTGATTATCGAATACTCCGATCAGGTAGCAACGCTCTCCGGTATCGGTGTTTTCATAGTTGCTTGCCAGTCCAGAGTTAAACGGCCTCTCATCCCCGCTGCCGCCAAGGAATTTATCAGCGTGCTGAAACTGTTCTCTGGTTGTTGCGAGGTAGACATGCGCACTTTGAAACAGCGGAATGGTGAATGCCGGAAGTCTGTGCCATTTGGCTTTTGCCATTTGTTGCTCCGTCATTATCCGTTGCAGGGGTTATTTTTGATTTATCCGCTCAGTGGGATATCCATTATCAAGCCCACCCGTAGATGAGCTTTGGAATGGTCACTTTGGCAGTCCGGGGATCGATATTTGCGCCTGCTGCTCAAGCCTTTCGATTCTTGCTATGAGTTGCGGTTTTTTGACCCTGCCCCAGCGGTTCAGCAAGCGGCCTGACATACTGGCAACATCCTTTTCCTTCATGAACTCCAGCATTAATTCGTTGTGCTCTCTTTGGTATGAGTGAGCCAGCTCCATCAGTCTGTCACGCATCCAATTAAACGCTTTGATAAACGCCTCTTTGATGGCGGCAGCTTTTTTGCCGGTAAACGACATGATGATGTACATCGCGCCGTCTTTAGAGATTTCATATTCAACATACTGATTACCCTTGTGTTCATAGGTAACCCGCGAAAAGTTGCTGGTTAGAAATTCATCTGAACAGTCGAGCTTTTCGATTTTCTGAATGATGTGGTGGTGCTGCTTATCGAAGTAAGCCGCCACCTTGCGGGAGGTTGTGATCACGCGATCACCAGAAACAGCCACCATGTCCCGGAAGTCGAGATTAGACAATTGATTATTCATAGCGTCTTTACCTTTTAGAAAGTGAGCCTGTCTCACAGAAAAGCCGCCCGAGAGAGGTCGCCACCTATAACGGCTTTTCTCAGGCTCGCTTACTGAAAGGCTCTCGTTGATGTGCGCGTGAGATGCGCATAAAAAAGCCCCGCTATTGCGAGGCTCTTGATGATTCGATTTTCCTGATTGCTGCCTTATCCAGATTGCACTGCCCCAGCGCCGTGTAGAGCTGAGCGTTTAACTCGAGACTTGCCTGCCATGTGAACGGAACCACCATTCCGGGGATCGGTGTG